TTTGCTTCTCTAGTAAATTCTAAAGTATCTTCTAATTCTTTCTTTTTCATCTTATTCCTTTATGAATGATCCGTTAATTGTTTTACCTTTTCTATTCTTAATTTCGTTGTAAGCACATTCTAAACACGTATCTAAATCAAATCCTAGTTGTTCTGCTAGTATGATAAGTACAACTTGAATATCACCTAGCGCGTCAATCTGTTCTGCTTCGTTACGATTCAACATTGCATTACTAAGCTCTCCAACTTCTTCCACTAGCTTCATAAATTGTTGTGGCGCTATTTGTGGATTTAACAATCCTTTTGGTTCTGCCCAATCTAAAATTTTTTCTTTCATCTTATAGTTATGTTTTTTTGTTGTGTTAATATTTCGTTTATTATATTTCGAGTGTGTTTAATCAAATCTTTTGCAGATTCATCTTCCATCAATAATTCTTGATCGTAATAATATTTCTTGACTAATTCTCTAATTATTTTATTTGTTGTTATTTTCATCTTTCTCTTATTATTCCATTCTCATGTTTTAATTTAAAAATTTCTATTTTAGCATTCCAATTTTCGGAAATACACTTTTCTAAATTATATTTAAGATCTTTATTTTCTTTAAATGTTTTTTCGTATTCGTTACGATACCAATTAAGTCTATTTCTTAATTCAACTTTTTTCAACTTACTAAAATCTTCTTTCATTTTACTACTTTTATTTTAACTTCTACTACTCCTTTATCTAATTCAGCTATCCGTTCAAATGCTTTCTTTGATAGGTCTAGTGTTACTTTACGGAATGATCCTGTATCGGTTACTTTAACTATCACACTCTTCCCGTTATCTAAGTTAGTTACTTTTAGTTTAGTTCCTAGCTTATGAGTATTTGATGCACAAGTAAGTTTGTTTTCGTTGTATATCTCACCGCTCTTTGTAATCTTGCCATGAAACGACGAGTGATAATAGCTAGCCTTAAAACTTGTCAAACAAAAATAACACATTGATATAATTATTATACGTTTCATCAGTCAAGTATTTTAATTCGTTTAAAATAATCCCACCTTTCACCATTATCATCTAAGAAATGAGTTGTAAATTTCTTAAAATTCCTTGCTTTCCATACGCTATCTTTAAAATCTCTAACTAAACACAATTCGCCGACCTCTGGAAGTTCAATAGATCTTTCTTGACTGAATCCTTGTAAGGTGTATTCTGTGAATGATAGCAGTTTTATGTGATTATATGTAAATGAATTAAATACTCTATTGTCAAAATCAACTTGTATCAATTTATAACCATCCTCAAAAACTATTTTTGTAATAGTTCCCCATCCGTTTGAGTAATGAAAAACTCTATCGTCTATTTTAAAAAATTCTGCTTTCATAATTTCTTGTTTTATATTATTTGCTAAATTACTCATTTGATTCTAATTTTGTCTATTACTTTACGAATTTTCTTTGTGATGTAGACATATTGATCGGACTCCTGTACATCAATCTCGCTTGTCAACGGCTCTACATGTGATTCAAGATATTTGATGAAGTTGTCTATTACATCGTAGTTATTATCTCTAAAGATGTTACCTTCCGGCATATCTTCTAGCTTCTCTAAAGCTACTTGCATTAAGCATAGCACTTGGAACGTATTATTAATTTGCTTATTCATGTGTTATATATTTTATATCATCCCTATTAAATACTATTTTTACTCCGCTTTTTTGTACTACTCTTGACCATTGCCGATTAAGTATATCCTCTGAAATATTTTCAAATATCGTATCAGTTTCAAATACAATTATATCTCCATCTTTCATTTTTACTTCAATTATCATATTCTTTTAAAATTAGTTTGGAAACATTCTACTGACATCACTATGTCTAATCCTTTCTGTGGTCTTACTCGGATGAATCCATTGCCACGTAATACTAACGTGACAATGGTGTTATCTCTCTTATCTAAGTATATTTTTGATTCTTGCATCGTAATCATTTAAAAACGTTCTTGCATTAATTACTTTCTCTTGCATCTGCTCAATCATAGCTGAATCATATTCCAAGTCAAAACTATAAAAGCGTTCGTTGATTGGCATATGACTATAGAAGATATCGTTTCCGTAGTTTGCTTCAGCTGGTGTGTCTAGCAATGCATAGACTAACTTCGCTTTCTTTACACCTGTCAAATGCATATACACTTGTAATTGTGCTTCGTAGTCTTTATTAATTGGACTTGTTACAGCATCTAAAAACGTGGTGTAGTCCCATGAACATTTAGTATCTATTACAAGCTCATCAGTGATAACATCTGGTGTACCTTGGAAGTGTTCATCGTTAAAATGTACTATGTTTTTTTCAAGTATACCTAATCCAAATCTCTCAGCACAAATATCGATAGCTTCATCTTCGCACATATTACCTTTACGAAAGTACTTGGAATCTATCTCGTCACGTACTCCAGATTTTTGTTCTGCATACCATTTTTTTAAGTAAGTAATCATTGACGCACCTAACTTTAAATCGTCTTTGCCGTTTGTTAAAAGCAAGCCTGACTGACTTGCTCTATGTCTGTATATTTTATTTTCCATTTTCTAATAAATTTTGTACCTCAACAGATACGTTATACTTTGTTTTAACTTGCTCGATTGTATAATTACCACCTTGTAATGCTTTCTTAACTGCATCGAAGTTTGGTGTGTTAGGTTGTAATTCAGGAAGTACTTTAAATCCTTTTACTCTGATACCTCCAACTACTTTACCCATCATTCTTATCGTTTCGTCGTGGTATAGCTCAATCTTAGTACCAATCCAATTACCGATGTTTCTAGAATCCGTTAAAGACAATCCTTTTTCTAACACTAAGTTATTCGCTATCATTTTACGATTAGAACTATTGACAACCATCGGCATTACATCTTCTTCAAACTCTAAGAAGTACCCATCTGTCTTGTTGCCTGATACGTCTATACCTCTCGTAAAGTAAGCATCTTTAATTGTAAGTAAGCACTTACCTTTTTCTGCTGTGATTATTGCAATGTCAACACCAGCTAAATGCGTATGCTTTCTGTGTTTCATGCAATCAATGTTATGCTCTTTCATTGTCTTTGTTTTTAAGTATTATTTCTATTAAATCTGCCTCACTGAATTCCCACATTAAGTATTGCAATAAATCCATTGCTAATGATATCTGTTGTGGTTTTGTGTTGACTTCTTCACCTAATATGTAACCTAGTCTTTTAATTTGCTTTAGGTTAATTTCGTGTTTTTCTGTTAAATCTGCTACTGTTTTCATAATTCAAATATCTAAGTTTTTTACATTTTTTATTGTGTCAAGAATTAACCTTAAAATGAATTGTGTTGTTTGTAACCCTTCTTCAAATTTAATATCTTCCTCAGTTTTATTTTTTGTTGTTAATGTTTTATTAATTAGCTGTAAATGTTCTTCTACATACTTTTCAATTATTTCTATTTTTCTCATAATTTCTTTAAATTATCAATAAATTTTTGTATCTCGTTAATAATAAATATTTGTCCCTCTGATCGTTCTTTAGTGTATTTATTTTCTTTCTCTAAAATTGTTAGAAACCCATCTAATAATTTCTCTACTTTTTCTAAGTCAGTCATGTTATCTATCGTTTAATCGTTCAAATTCATAATCTTCATCTATCTCGAAATAATCGTCTTCGAGATGTGCGTCTAGTTGCCGTGACCAATAAAGGTCGAAATTCAAATCTTCCATATCTTTTTGTTTTGTTTTACAAATATAACTATTTTACTATAATAATATCACATTTCTATAATTATTTTTTGAAATTCTTTTAGATCTCGGATAAGAAAGTATTTAAAACCATGAGCTTCAAGTAGTTTTTGTTGATACTTTTGTAATTCCGATTGAATTCCTTTTATAGTTTTAAACTCAACAAACATACAAATACCATTTTTCAGCATAATAAGATCGGGGAATCCTGACACTGACACCTTAATTGTCTTGCAACAATACCAACCGTTATTTTTAGCGTGATTTATACAGCTACTTTGTATTTTACTTTCTAACATTTTTCGAATTGTTTTAATGTAAAGTTCTTTTTTTGTTTTACTACCTGGTGAATTTTTTCCGTAAGTGATCCTTTACCATATATAAAATAAACATCGTTTTCTTTACGGTTAATTGTGGTAAGTCTATCAATCGATTGTATATAATTTGTGCCACTGAATCCAAAGTTAAAAAATACTAAGCAATCTGCAGAACTTAAATTAATACCCATCGCGGAGCTATACTGTTGACCTATGTAGTGCTTATTGGTTGTATTAAATTCCTCTATGTCTGTGGTGTGGTTTGGGAATGCAAATTGTAATAAATGAAACTCCTCTATGTAATAATAAAATATAGCTAGCTTTTTACCTTTAAAATGGTCCGCAATAAACAAAGCTTTTGAGTTATCTATTACCATTGAATTACCGCTTTCAAACTTAATTGTCCCGCTTTCTAGTTGGTGTAATTTACTCATCATTTTAACACCTGAATCTGCTAATATTACCTCTTCTTTACCCTCAACTATGTTATATTTTTTTAGCTTGTCAATTATCTTTTTGTTACATGAATCGAAATATATTACTTTTTCATTTACTTTACTTTCGAAGCCCGCATTTTCTTGGGTGAATTTTAAAATGTATGGTTGTATAACTGCATCAATTAAATCAATCTTAGCTGCTGAATAATCATTTACAGTCCCATAGCTTACATATTTTAGTGTTGGCTGTGTAAACACCTTAGCCCACGCATAAAAGTTCTTATGTTGGCTAAAAGGACTATAAGCGCTTAACCAAAATTGATGGTACACTTGGGAATATGATTCACTTGCCATGGTGCCTGACAATAATATTAATGGAATTCTTGAAAAACGTGCTTTAAATTCCTTTGCTTTATTGCTAGGCTTCGGAAAAGAAGCCATTCCATGTGCTTCATCTTGTATTACAACATCAAAATCATTATCCATAACCTTAGAAAGTGATTCGTTATTTATAACAACTAAGTCAAATGTATATCCAAAGTCATTATAATCGTTTTGAATAGAAGTAATTGCTTTCTTTTTAGTTACGAATAATACTTTCTTAGCTCCGTATAGTCTACAAGTTTCTAATGCTGTTGCTGTTTTGCCAGTTCTCACGGAGAAATTTAGGTACACTATCTTTTTTTCTCGTAGTATATCAACAGCTTTCTTTGATAGGTCTAGTTGGTATTGTCTAAGCTGTTTCATACTTCTTAATTAAATAATTTAAATGTCTTTTAATGTGTTCTAAGTCTTTTAGTACATAATTTAGCTTACCTATCGTTTCTAATCGTTCAGGAAACTTATCTATTACTTCATGCATTGAATTAGTTACCTTTTCAATTTCCGTATTAATAATAATATTGCTTAACTTTCCATCCATTCTTTTGCTTCAATTTTAGTGTCGTATATTATTATATCCTTTCTAATCAATCCAAGTCTAAATATTGATTCTTGTAAACTAGATATTAAATCTATTCTAGCAGCATGATTTTCTTGTAACCAATCAATAGAATCTTTATACTTATCCATTATGGATTCAATCTTCTTAATTGCTATTATACTATCTATTGTCATAATCCTTGCAGTTCGTTTGAATCCCAAATGTCTTCAATCTTATTATTAATACTTTTCTCTGTAATCATAAACTTAAGAAGTCCACCAGGAGAACGTGAATCGTATTCATATCCATAAAATTGGCAATACTTCTTAATTGATTGTGTCACTTCCTTTTTAGACTTTGCTAGGAATGATTTTGATAAACTAAACTTGTATTTATCGTAAGTTTCTTGACCGTAAAGTTTTGCTGTACTAGCTGCCTTTTGATAGATATTTTTCA